CCTCGTCGCCGCTAGCGGCCCGCAGGATGGCGCTGAGCCGATGAGCCGGCAGCAGCATGGCGTCGCCGTGGTAGTCAATCTCGCGGTCAATCCGCACCTCGAGATCCGTGCCAGTCAGCAGCCCGTCACCTAGTCGGACGTTGGCCAGGATGGGCTTCGCGTGCCGTGCCGGAACAGCCCTGAGCACGTCGGCAAGAGCCGCCCGTAGCGTTGACGTTGCCAGTGTGATTCCACTCGTCTTCCGTTCCCGTGTTGCAGTTGCCATTCCTTTGGCCCTTTCGATTAAGAGACACACCAACCAAGATCCCGAGAGCGAAAGTGCCCGCGAGAAGTGTTTCGCCTATTGCCAACCACACGAAGTCTGAGAGCGTCATAGCCCCTCCTCGTCTTCAAGTAGCGGCCAGCCCTGTTGCCCTGGCGCTCGCGGCTCTTGCTTCGCTTCGATGTATTCGAAGTAGCACGCCTGCCTGACGAGCCGGGCCCGCAGTTCGTCGTTCTCGGCCTTGAGCGTCTTGATGGACGCAATGGCAATGCCGATGGTGCGAGCGTTGGCAACGAGCGAGTCGTGCATGCTCCAGTTGTCAGCGTCTTCACTCGCGTGGATGCAGCCACCCTGCAGACGCAGCAGACGCTTGATAAGTCTTTCGGTTGTCATGCTCGCACCCTGATTCCACGGGCTTGGCCCGGCTCGCGTGTAATCCAACCCTTACGCTCCAGCTGCTCAAGCATCCCCGTCACCGCGTGCGGCGACTTGTAGGCGAGCCCGGCCGCGATCTCGCGGACGCTTGGCCCCCACATGCCGGCGGTAGACGCAATGAACTCGTACGCCCGCTGCTGCGAAGGCGTGAGCGGCAGACGCTCGCTAGTGGTGGTGTTCTCTGGGGTCATGCTCCCTCCTTGGTTGCTGCGAGTTTTCTACGTGTACGGTCAAACGCTTCGGCTACGTCGCCGGTGAATGCTCGTGGCGGTGCAGGTGCGTCTGCGAAGTCACGGCCGCCACGCTGAGCATGCTTTGTCTTGGCGTTGTCAAACTCTCCGGCCAGGATTCGATCAGCCCACCCAGCCTGGATGAACTGCGTGACCGCTAAAGGCTTTTCGAGGTAATGGCACCTCGGTAGCCGCTCAATGGCTTGTCGGGCTTTCTGGAGCCATCCAGGGCTTGCAGCGGCGTCAATCCATCCATCAGGCGGCGAAAGCACTGTCCACTTGGCGGCTCGCTCCGTGACGTTCCAGACTGCAACGAACGATTCCCACTCGGTTGCTGCCCATCCTGGCTGCCGGAACTCATCGCCTGCGTGTGTGTGAATACAAAGAGGAGTAGGATTAGGAGTAGGGGCTTTCGTTTTGCTTTCGTTTTGCTTTCCGTTTTGGGGGGCTTCTGCTTTCGTTTTGCTTTCCGTTTGCTTTCCGTTTGCTTTTGGGCGACCGCCCAACTTTCCAGCTGCGGCCTTTTTTTCCCGCAATTCCGCCACTTTTTGCCTTTCGAGCTCAAGACGCTGGTGCGTGAGTCGTTCGCCATCATCACCGTCACTGATGAGCACAAGCCGGGAACGGATGGCCTCCCAGTCGCCATCCCCAAAACCACCTGCTATCCGGCCGCAGGCCGCCTCGTCGTTTGGCAGTCCGCCCCTACTCCAGGCGTAGCAAAGAAGGCGCATGTACGCCCCGAACCTGGCTGGCGTCATGTCAACGCAGGACGCAATTAGGTCATCGCAGAACAGCGGGAGGACGTGGTGGTTATTTGGTGTCCGTGCCATCCGTGGCCTCCACTTCCGCGATCCTTTGACCAATCCATGCCATGACTGGGACAGCCATGCTGTTTCCTAGAGCCTTGTAGCGCGGGCCATCAGCGGCTGGCTTCTTGCGGTATGTGACGTCCGTGTAGCCGTCTGGAAATCCTTGCAGCCGCTCGCACTCCTTTGGGGTCAGGCGGCGGACGGCCATGCCGATGGCTGCTGCGCCGATTTGATCGGTTCCTGTCCCACACTGAAGCGTCTGGCTGACATCGCCAGTGAGGTGGTTGTATGTATCAAAAGCCAGCACCCCAATCCCTTGGTTGCTTGTGTCGCCGTGTCCGCTAGCTGGAAGGCAGTCAGTTCTGTCGCCTGTCATCCAAGCGGGTTGGTTGCTATAGCCGCTGTAGGTGAAGCCTTGGGCAACCACCGTCGTCGTGCTTGCCTCGCTCTGCCCAGGCGTGCGGCCTCGAAGTGCTGAGTGAATGTCTGTCTCTGACGCTGCTTTAGTGGCAAGCGTGCCATGCACGTCATAGGCGACCACCGTGGTGGCTCGCACGTCTCCTTGGTCAAAGCACGACTGCGTCGGAGCGACTTCGCCAGGAACCCACGACTCATCGTCATTGTCACTTTGGGCTCGCTTGGCCTTCGTGAAAGGCATAGCGACGGCGTGAAAGTTTTCAGCCTGTAGGGTTGGGCACAACCCTACAGCCGCATCAGGCGTGCTCATGTTCTCCTTAAAACCAACTGGAACTAGGCTGTCTGACGCTTCTCCTCTGTCTTTGCGGCCGCCTTTAGTGCTGAGTGCAGCTGCGGTGGAAGTTCTTTGCCTCTCCGTTCCGCGCTTCGGAGGATTCCCGAACAAGCTTTCGCGCTCAAAAAGTACCGCTGCGGCACGTCGCCAGTCTCGAGCGTTTGCGACAACGAACACACGGCGACGGCGCTGGGCGACTCCAAACCACTGAGCGTCAAGAATGCGGTAGGCGAACCCATACCCGAGTTCTGCCAACGCCCCGAGGAAGGCGCCAAAATCCCTTCCTTCTCCAGACGACAAGACTCCGGGGACGTTTTCCCATACCACCCACTCAGGCCGCATGACGCCAACAAGTTGAGTGAATCGGAGGGCCAGGTTGCCACGCGGGTCTTCCAGTCCTTTTCGCAGCCCTGCGACAGAGAACGACTGGCACGGAGTTCCTCCGCAGAGAAGAGAGATAGGGCCGCACTCATTCAACATTTCCTCCGTGAGTTTGGTCATGTCGCCGAGGTTCTTGAGCTTCCAATGATGGTCAACCACTGCGGCCGGGAATGGCTCAATCTCGGAAGTCCAAGCACATTCCCAGCCGAGTGGCTGCCATGCCACATGAGCCGCACCGATGCCATCGCAAACGCTGGCGTAACGCATGTGGCTTTTCATGTCAGGCCACCGCCTCTTCAAGCAGGTCAACGCGGCTCTTTTCCCAATCAAGCCGGTGAGCAGTGAGGCCCTTGTTGTAGACCTCAAAAAAAGCGAGCGCGACTCCAGCGTCGCGGGTGGTGCCGCTCATCATCTTGAAGGTGTCCCCTTGGCTCATCAGCTTGACCGGGGTGTTGCCCTCCATGATTTTGCGGAGCCGCTTGCGGTCCACGTTGTCACCAAAACGAAGCAGGAAGTACGACAGGCCGCCGATAACGCCGCAGTGGTAAGCACCTTCAGAGTGCTCTTGCCCCCAGTGCGTCCGAAGGGTTCGCAGAACCTCAGTGACGTGAGCCATGCCAGCCTCGCCACCGCCAACGCGGCGGTACGCGGTCTGGCACTGCTTGACGCCGCCAATGCTTTGGCGACGCCCATTTGACTTCATGCCTCGGACGTTCAGCCCAGCCTGAGTGATCGCCTCATAAACGGCCACCGCGTCAACCTTGCCGGCACACACGTCAGCCTTGAAAAGCTGGTGCGTGCTCAAGCCTCGACGCTTGTTCAGCTTGCCGAACAACTCAGCCTCATGCTCTTGGCCACGACTCTTAATGATCTGGCACGGCACGTGAGCCACGCCGCGCTCCATCGCGGCATTCAGCCGCTGAAAGCCATCGACCGGGTGAAGGCTGCCATCATCCCGCTCACCAGCGACGATGACACCGAACGCCTCCTCGTCCCAGTTCTTGGCAATCCCAGTCACATGGGCCGTGATGGCTTCACGCTGGTAACTCTCATCCACAATCAAGTCGCTGACCGCGACCATCCGCACGTCCGGCTTATGCAAACGCATGTGCAAACCTTTCATGAAAACAACCAACCAAAAGTGCCACTGGCTCGCGTTGAACCAGACTGGCAATGCTTGTCATGCGGTGACGTTGCTTTCGCCGTCACCGCTCACGCCTTCCTCCAAATGGTTGCCATCCGCCCGCTCACCGTCCGCCTGGTGCCGGCCTCCACGATCAGGCCACGCCGTGCCAACTCACCGCGACGTGGCCGCACGGTGCTCGGGTTCATGGCAAGCTCGTCCGCAATCTCCTCATCCGTGCTGGGCCGGCGGCAAATGAACTCGTAGACGCGCCGCTGCATGGCGTTGAGCGTTGCCGGCCCGAGCGAGTCCGCAGCAGCGGCAGACGTGGCCGAGCCGTTCACGCTGGGCGCTCGCGTTGCGAACAGCGGCAGCGGTGCTTCCTTGTAGTAGTCGCTCATCACAAGTCCTTTTGTGTATTTGCCCGGTTACGCCGGGCGCGGCTGACTCACCGCCGGATCAACGGCGTCGGCTGCTGCAGTTACTCGCCACCAGCAGCTAGGCGGCCAATGCGGCTGTGTTCGTCAGCCTGCGTCGCCAATGGCGTGGCGTTAGTCTCCTGTCCAGTTGGTGCCCGGCCGTGGCCCTGCGTCGCCGAGCGTTTGGGGCTCCTTGCCCCAACGCTCACGCCACGCCTGTCGCACAGCCAACTCGTCTGCGTATGGACGAGTCAGGGCCATTGATTCCATAGAGACAGCGTTGGCAATCCTCATGGCGTCGTGCTTGTTGCCAGCCGTCTGGATTGCCGTGATGGCCTCGTCAAGCGTCATGCGTGCACCTCGTGCTCGGCGGCTTCGTGCTCAAACGCCACGCCATCGTCAGAGTCGCCAAGCATCTCGGCCCGGTGCAGCATCAGCTGCACGAGCTCGTCGTGCTCGCTCTTCGTGAACTTGCCTTCGGTCAGCCGCTGAGCCACCAGCGTCCGCAGACGATTCAACGCCGTGATGCTGTCAGCCTTGCTCACCGCCAGGCGGGCGTTGCCAAGTGCATCGCTGGCAGTGGCCGGCTGATCCGCCTTGAGTTTCACCACGGTGGCCTTTGGCTCGTCGGTGAACTTGGGACGCACCACAACCGGCTCAGGCTGCGTCGGGTAGTCCTGGGCCTCTTCTGCCGTCACAAGCCCCCGCAATGCGTCAGCAAATGCGTTACGCAGGGCAAACCCGCGAGCCCGCAGCTGCAGCATGCGGGACGGGTACTGAGTCCACGGGCCTGTCTTGCCCCACAGGCCAGCCTTCTTGGCGTCGGCCGCCGAGAACCGGCTGACGCTGGGTGACGGGTAGCCCTGTCGCTTGGCCTCGCAGACGGCGGTGAGGTTGTCTCCCTCGCCCTCCATGTACTCGCGGACGTACTCGCAGACTGAGCACGCCTGCACCAGGGCCAGGGCCGCGTCGCCCCAAATCGTGGGCCGTCCGTTGATGACGGCGATCGACTGCAGGCTTTGCATCGGGCTGAGCCCGACTTCGCTGCCGTGCTGGATTGCTAGCAGGCAGGACTCTGGCTTGCCCTTAAAGTCCTTGGGGGCGAACTCGCTAGCCGCCACCATCTTGGCGAACCGGAAAGCGTCATCGAATGATTGAAGAGCCAGCCCACTGGCTCGTTGTGTTGAAAGTTCAGTGGTCATCTCGCGTCCTTTCGTATGTGTAAAACGACGATTTGTGTCGCTTTTCTGGTATGAATAGCCCGTTTCGCATCATGCCAGCGGGCGGGATCGTGCTTCCTTGCTGCTGCGGTTCCACCGCTCTCCTTCCGCTCAGCGGTTCCACCGCTTCGCGGTCCCTTGTCTCAGTGCGTGATGTCCGCCATGGGGACGTACACCCAACTGCCGTCTGTGTTCACGCAGATTTCTCCGCGATCGTTGACCCACTCGACTCGTCCGCTCCAGTAGCGGCCAGCGGTGCGTCCGCTGACGAAATCGCCAACGGCTGGCTCGCGCGTCTTGTGGGCCGGGCTCACCGTCTGCTCGTGCAGGCCAGCGACGGCGGCGAGGTACTCGTTTTCTGCGGGACTTGATTCATTCGTGATCATCGTGGGGCTCTCCTTCGTTTGGGTTTGGGGTAGTGTACGGGTGTCCATCTACGAGGCAAGCGACTGTACGAAGATTCCAGTGTTGTGGTGTTAGTCCTCCCCGCTGCGGCATGCCGGTAGCGTCAGTTAGGCTATTGGATAGCGTCACTTTGTCAACGGGGAAAAACACTGGCCACGCTGGCCAGCAGTTCAAGCAGATCGTGGACTGCTCGAGCAGCGGGCGAGTCTGTGCCGAGCTCCTGGCCTAGTCGGACTAGGACGAGCGATTGCAGGGCGGCGTTCCAGCGGCGAGTCATGGTGGCCCTCCTTGGCCAGAGAATCCAGTGTGAGACTGCCACCCGTTTTGCGCTGTCGGCCGGCCGGGTGGCCCCACCTTGTGCGGCTGTCACCGCTCGCCGGCATTGAACCGGGAAACGATGTCCTCGACCTGCTGGCGGGTGAACCCGTAGTAGGCAATCGCTTGATCGTTGGCGGTCACCTTGGCGAACGTCGGGGCGTAGGTGCTGTCCACGGCCACGAGTCCGAAAACTGGGTTCAGGATTGTGCGGGCTGGGCGGTTGCCAGTCGGCTTGCTGCGGCTCATCTTGCCGAGCTTCGTGTTCGGGAGGAAGGTGCCGCCGGCATAAAACTCGCCGTTCATTCCAACCTCGCCACCAACCTTGGCTCGCGTCGCTGTGGTCATCGTTCGTTTCCTTGTCTGCTGGCCGGCGAGTCTCACTTGCTCGCCACGGGTGTACTTTAGGCTATCGTCACTTGGGCGTCAAGCGGTAGAGAAAAGATTTTTTGGGGGGCGTTTTCAGCGGGAAAACGCTACTTCTTCCGCTTCGCCTTCTTCCGCTTGGCTGCGGGACGCTTGGCGAGGTGCCGCTTGCCAGTGGCCCTGCTGGTCAAGGCTGACTTGGCTTCGGTGGCGGAAGACTTGGGAATGAGCCAGACACGTTGGCCGATCCGTTTTGCGCCGGGCAGCTGGCCACGTCCGAGAAGCGTGCGAACCCATGCCTCCGAGCAGCCCATGTGCTCGACGGCCTCAAGCACCGTGAGATATTCGCCGCCGTCGAGTGTGTGTGGAGTCATTGCAACCATCCCTGAGATGCTAACGCTATCTGCTACTTCGTCAAACCGCCAAACTCGCCTTGCCTGCTGTACTGGAAACGCTGTACAGTAGATTCGCGGCGATGTTTCTAACGGATGGGGTGTAGATTGAACATCTGTACAGTATCCGGTAGGATCGCCTTTTTGACAAGAAAATGGGAGGCGTGCGATGACTTTGAGGGATTTGCTGATTGACCGAGTGGCCCCGCTCAAAGGGCTCTCTGACCGCTCGGTGGTGATGTACCTGAGCAGCCTGGACAGGTTCCGCGACTACCTGGGGCATGAGCCCACGGTGGACGATCTGGATGATTTAACGGCCGCAAAGTTCCTAAGGTGGCGGCAGGCTACCCAGCACAGCAAGTGGAAGAAGATCTCGCCGGCCTCGCTGGCGAAAGACAGCGCCCACCTGCGGAGCCTGTGGACTTGGCTG